TAGAAATGCAAAAATGAATCGCGCTGACCGCAACTCTTTTGAGGGTGGTCTTGAGTACAACAAACTAGAAGACGAAGAATTTAGGCTCAACGATCTTATTAATTTGGCTAGAGGCCACTACTACTTGGATGCTTTGGATGAAAGGCGACCAGAACTTGACCGAAGACGTTTAATGGAGCTTGAGACTCTACAGGATGACATTAAAAATTATTTAACACCAGAGAAGCAAGAAGAATTAGGTGTTAGACTCCCCACTCCTGCAGCAAAGCCAAGAACTCCAGGGTTGATGGAAAGGCTTGAGGATTACGCAAAGGACATTTTTTAAAAGGAAAAGCAAATGCCTTACCTTCAAAGCAACATCCCACACTTTAAGTGTTGGATAAGAAGGGAATACACAACCAATCACGAGCGATACCATGGAGAGTTTCTACACGCCATGGTCATTGCTGTCACTACAATGCCTACCAGGTGTCTGAGTTTTCAGGTTATCTTCACTGGGTGTGAATCGGATGACGATGAGAACGAACCAAATATCCACGGCGGTGCAATGTGGGCGAGAATGCCTATCACCGCTCTTGTTGGCGACACGCCGTTTGAGGAATGGCCAGAGCCTATGGCGGTACATGATGCCCAGCCTTGGGATTGTTCTTCTCGCACTCACTCCGTTTATGTTCTAGATCGAGCAACGCCATGTCCATGGCTGGCGAAGATTGATGGTAATTTTTACCCCGCCAAGTATATGTTCACGGTAGATTATACTGACAATGAGATAGCAGATGATCCTGCACAGCACAAGCAGTCGCATGTGATGGAGTTACTTGATGCTGGCGAGTGGACTGGAAATATAGTAGCGTTGCCAAATAACAGGGTAAGGGTTACACATCCAGCTTGGTTTGAGACAGGAGAGGGCGCACCTGACTTTAAGCCATCTCAGCATGTTCATTACAGCAAGTCTGATTTAGATTACACTTTGGATGTTAATCGCATATTTAATAATCTGTACGCAGAAGAGTAAGTTATGGCAATTGAACGTGGCGTAGATGACATAGACATCGATGAGTTGGATATTGAAGACAACTCAAAAGAAATCCTTATATCAGATGAGTCTGAAGATGATTTAATCCCATCACTGTTTGACGGCATAGAGGATGGCGATGAGTCAATTCTAGAAGACGGCACTATGGTCTTTGGCGAAGGCGATCTTGGTGAAGATATGCCGCTTCCATTTACTGCAAACCTTGCTGATGAACTTGATAAGCAGGAGCTTGGAGAAATCTACAGCGACTGTATGAGCGCAATTGAGGACGATAAGTCTTCTCGTAAAGAGTGGATGGACCAGTACACTGAGGGATTGAAGTTCCTTGGCATGAAGTTTGAGAACCGTACTGAGCCATTTGATGGCGCTTCTGGTGTTGTACACCCCCTTCTTGCTGAGTCTGTCACACAGTTCCAAGCCCAAGCTTACAAAGAGATGTTACCGTCTGGCGGTCCCGTTAAGACCATGGTTATTGGTATGGGTACGCCGCAGACTGATCTACAGGCTGCTCGTGTGCAAGAGTACATGAACTACATGATCACTCAGGAGATGAAGGAATACGATCCTGAGACTGACCAGATGCTTTTCTATTTACCCTTGTCTGGTAGTGCGTTCCGCAAAGTACACTTTGACCCTGCGCTAGGCCGTCCTGTCTCGCGCTTTATCCCATCTGAGAAGTTGATTGTGCCTTATGGTACAACCAGTTTAGACAGCGCAGTTCGTATCACGCATGTAATTGACATGTCGATGAACGATGTACGCAAGCTTCAAGAGTCTGGCTTTTACAGAAAGACTAATAAGGGCATGAGCGATGACAGTGGCTCATATGGTTCTTCAGATGAAGTAGAGGAAGAGATTGATGAGTTGCAGGGCGTTAAGCCTTCTGGCAGTTCAAGCGACTACGAGTGTGAGTTGTTTGAAATGCACGTTGAGATGGACATCGCAGGTTATGAAGACCTGAATGCTCAAGGTGAAGAGACAGGCATTAAGCTTCCTTACATCGTCACTCTTTCGCCTAAGCACTCTACGATTCTTTCTATTCGTAGGAATTATGCACAAGCCGATATGATGCGTAAGCGCATCGATTACTTTGTGCATTACAAGTTTTTACCAGGTGTAGGTTTCTACGGCTTTGGTTTGACCCATATGATTGGTGGGTTGTCACAAGCTTCTACTTCTATTCTGCGTCAGTTAATCGATGCAGGCACGCTGGCTAACTTACCTGCAGGATTTAAGGCCAGAGGCATACGGATTCGTGATAACGATGTACCGTTACAGCCTGGTGAGTTTAGAGACATGGATGCACCTGGCGGGTCACTGCGTGATGCGTTGATGCCATTGCCGTTCAAAGAGCCAAGCCAGACGCTACTACAGCTACTGGGTATGTTGGTTGAGGCTGGTCGCAGGTTTGCTTCTGTTGGTGATATGCAGGTTGGTGATGGTAACCAACAAGCGCCGGTAGGCACCACGATTGCTCTTCTTGAGAAGGGTAGCCGTGTTATGAGTTCTATTCACAAGCGCATGCACTACAGCCAGCGAATTGAGTTTAACTTGTTGGCGCAGGTCATCAAAAACTCTCCTGTCAAAGCCTACCCATACATGATTGCCAGTGGGCAACAACAGTTGATGGCACAGGACTTTGATGATCGTATTGATATCATTCCTGTATCTGATCCCAATATCTTCTCTATGAGCCAGCGCGTCATGCTTGCCCAAGAGATGATGCAGATGGTTCAGACAAACCCGCAAATACATGGCCCACAGGGTATGTATGAGGCGTATCGCCGTATGTATGAGGCTATGGGTGTACAGCAAATTGAACAGCTTTTACCGCCTCCTCCGCAGCCACAACCTGTATCTGCAGCTATGGAGAACTCTGGTTTCTTGCAGGGACAGCCTGCACAGGCGTTTGCCGATCAAGATCATGATGCACACATTAAGTCTCACTTGTTATTGCTTAAGTCGCCCATTGTTGCCATGGCTCCTCCTGGTCAGCAGCAAGCTTTAGCTATGATTCAAGCTCACATCTACCAGCACATTGACTTCAAGGCGCGTGAGATGGCACAGCAAGATCCTGAAGTAATGCAGATGCAGCAACAGATTCAGCAGATTCAGCAACAGGCCCAGATTGACCCAATGATGCAGCAGCAAGTTCAAATGCAGGTACAGCAGATGCAGCAGCAGATGCAGGCGATTATGGAAGATAAGGTTGCTCAAACTACGGTTGAGTTGCTTAATGAGCTTGAAGAAGAATTGCAAATTGGTCAGGAAGAAGATCCTTTAGTTGATCTTCGTAGAGAAGAGCTTGGCTTGAAGGACAAGGACATTGACCGCAAGGCTCAAGAGGCCCAGCAGCGTATCAAGCTAGAGGGCGATAGGATTGATAATAATGTTGATTTGGGCCAAGATCGCTTGGCTCTGCAAGAGCAGACTGCCAATATGAAGGATGATGTTGCCAGAGAGCGTATTGATTTACAGCGTTCTGCACAGATGGCAAAGACGGCAGAAAATATGGCCAAAAACTTCTTTGGCAATTAGGAGAAACACTTATGAGTTCAGTAAGACAAAAGATGGCTGCGGTACAGAAAGCGCAGAACAAACAGTTTGAAGCAGACAAGCGTGGGTTCCTACCCCTTCAAGAGCCTACAGCAACGCTTAAGCCTTTGGTTGAAGAGGTTGAAGAGGTTGCGCCAGAGGTTGAAGAAACCACCCCAGCCCCTGAAAAGCCAAAAACTACAAAAACTGCAAAAACTACAAAAACTGCAAAAACTAAAAAACCAGCACCTAAAGGTAAGAAGTCATGATTAAGCGACAAACAAGTTTTCCACAGCCTAAAGTAACCGACAGCCAAGTATCTTATAAAGATCAAGGCACTGTTAAGTACGCTAAGGCTGAGACTATTGCTACCCCTACTAAGTCAGCACCTTATGGTGCTGGTGAAATGCGTGGCACTGGCGCAGCACTGCGCGGCAAGAAGTTCTCAGGCATCAGTTAGGCGCGTATCAAGGATTAGTTATGGAAATTAATTTAGGTGACTTAGGCATATCCCCAGAAATGCTGCGTAAATTTCAAGAGAATTACGGAAAAGGAATAGCTGCGCCAAAGAAAGTAAAGAAGACAAAAAAGGCTGCGCCGAAAAAACCTGCTGGCAGAAGACGGGGTCAGCCTGTTGGTGGTAGGGGTATTGATGTTAAAGCGCCTAAGCCTGTAGCGGCTATAAAACCTCCCAAGCCTAAGCCTGGTCGCAGAAGAACTAGGGTGGAGATAGAAGCGCCCGAAACTGTTCGCTTTGGTCGCAAGGGAACAAAAAGCGCCCGTCCTGTAGGCAAAGCGCCTGTAGCACCCAAAGCACCTGTAGTTGCTAAAAAAACTGTAGCGCCCAAGGCACCTAAGCTTCCTACGTCTGGCGGCAGTGGTGGAATTGTGGCTTCTCAAGAATCCCGTGACTGGACGGCAGCTATTGAAGCAAGCGATTTATATCCTGAAATACAATCCGCCAACCAAGCCTTGAACAAATATGTAAAAGAAAAACATGGTAACAGTCAAAACTCCGCACAGTCTGATCCAGCCTATCAAAAGATGGTAAAAGACTTGTTTGCGCTTCAAGATCAAGCGGCAGGCGGTGGCAGCATGCCTAGAACAGGACAGCCTGGAGGCCCACAACCTGGAACAGGCACGGTTCCAGATGATTATGATTATGGCAGTGGTGGCGGATCTTTCGAGTCGGCTTATATCGATTGGATGGAGTCTGAGCCGAAAGCGCCACCAGTACGAAGAGGAATGTCATCAGCCTCTAAATCATATAAAGAACAGAAAAAACAATACGCAACAGATCTTGAAGCATGGAAAGCAAGTAAGCCAGCAAGGGCAACGTACAGCGCACCTGCGCCAACTGCGCCAACTGCACCTGCGCCAACTACTGCCCCAATAGCGCCTCCGCAACCCCCTATGCCAGACAAGTTTGAGGGAAGGTATGTTCCACAAGCATCAATACTTGGTACGCCAGACATGTCGATATCAAGTAACATCGTTGGTCAGTCATATGACCCAAGCTTTGCTGAAAGTTTTAAACAACCACCACAACCACCTGGCAGTACTTTTGGTGGGTATGGGGGGCAAGCGCCTATGCAGGCATTGAATCCATACGCAGGTATGGCTCAAAACAATCCGCAGCCTACTGACTTCTTCCCAACATACATCCCAAGACCTGCGCCTGTTTATGAGCCGCTTCCAGATCAAGGCAATACTCAATCAGACGCTCAACCTGTAATGGATCAACAAAGCCAAAAACCTTTGCTTAGTCAGAATCCAGGTAGCAGCAGGTACGGTGCCGATGGGATTAGGACGTATAGAAGATAAATGGATTCAATATCTTTAGCGGCATACATATACAAAAAGCTTAATCAATTTGAGGAAGCTCACGTTGACTACATAACATCTGGCCATGTTAAGGACATGGAGGACTACAAGTTTGCAATGGGTGAATTATCGATGCTTCGCACCCTGCGTGATGAACTAAAAGAAGCGTTGCAGATTGAAGGAGATTCCCTCGATGAGTGATCTATTATTAGATACCGTCGCAAAACCGTCCGTATTGGGCGCATATGTGAGTGAAGAAGAGAAGGTATTAGACCCTTCTGTGCTAGACAAGTCCTTGGTTGAAAGAATGCCAAACCCTTCTGGGTATCGTTTATTGGTCCTCCCTTACAAAGGTAAAGGTACGACTGATGGTGGTATTCAATTAATCCAATCTACGTTAGATAAAGAAAATCTAGCTACATCTGTTTGTTATGTAATGAAAATGGGGCCATTGGCTTACAAAGATTACGACAAGTTTGGTGATGAGCCTTGGTGTAAAAAAGGCGATTGGGTTCTTATTGGTCGTTATGCAGGCTCAAGATTCTCTTTAGAAGATGATCATGAAGTCCGCATCATTAACGACGATGAAGTTATTGGAACTATTCTTAATCCAGATGACATTAAGTCTGCATAGGTGAAATATGAGCGAAGAAACATTAACAGAGGCATTGTCTAAGCTAGACGATGATAGCTCTGTAAGTAAGGCTGCAGTGCCTTCAGGCCGCAGAGTTGAGGAAGAACTTCAAGAGGGAGACGCAATAATTGAGTTTTCTGAAGAGGAAGCGGAGGAGATTGCTCCTGTAACAGAAGATTCTGTTAAAGAAGAGTTTGATGCCCCGTATGAAAACCCTGAAGAAGAACTTTCAGAAGCTGAAGTAAAGGCAAAAACTGCACAAAGCAGAATTAACCAAGCGGTTAAACAAGCTAAAGAATATCAACGCAGGGAACTACAAGCCTTGCAGTTTGCAAAAGAGTTGCGGGATCAGAACCAACAACTGTCTGATCAATTGCAAAGCACTCAAGCGTCTGGCGCTGAACAAAACCTTAAGATTCAAGAAAGCTACGGTAATGAGTTTGCTACCCGCGTAGACACTCAAGCTGAATCTGCTAAAAGAAATCTTAAGTCTGCGTATGAATCAGGCGACCCTGAAGCTATGGCTGACGCACAGCAACTTCTCGCAAGAGCAGAAGCGGATAGAAGTGCTTTAGCAAAGTATCAGCAGGAACTTGAAGAGTACAAGGTGCAGTATTCAGATTGGCAAGATCAGCAGCGTCACGCTCAAGAGCAAGCGCAGCAATATGTTGAGCCTGAATACCAGCAACAGTATCAAGAGCCTCAATACCAAGAACCTTCAAACAAGTCTCAGGATTGGGCTACGAAGAATGAATGGTTCGGTAAAGATAAAGTAATGACCAATGTAGCATTTGCTATTCATCAAGATCTTGTTGATCAAGGTGTTGACTTAGAGTCGGATGAATACTACGCTCAAATTGATTCTCGTATGAGATCTGAGTTACCTCAGAAATTTAACGAGCAAAATTTCGCGGGAGGCAATCAACAAACCGTCCAAACGGTTGTCTCTGGATCGCGCACGACTGGAAGTGGACGCAATCAAAACTCTCGTAGAGTTGCACTGAACCCAAGTGAACAAGCATTAGCAAGGAAACTTGGAGTTCCGTACAAAGAATACGCAAAACAGAAAATGAGGTTACAACGATCATGAGTGACGAGCAAAAGGCAGGCTCTAATAGAGCACCCAGAGGTAGCGGCGGAAGAACAGCTACTGAAGCTAGAAAGCCATGGCGTAGACCTCAAGCATTGGAAACACCAGAACCGCCTCCAGGCATGAAGTATCGTTGGGTGAGAACCCACATGCGCGGTGAAGCAGATAAGACCAATGTCCACATGAGACTTCGTGAGGGGTACGAACCTGTACATCCTAGCGAGATCGAAGGCTACGATCTCCCCGTCTTAGACGAAGGAAGTCATGCTGGTACTGTGGGTGTAGGTGGTCTGATGCTTACCAAGATACCTGAAGAAACGGTGAACGAAAGAAATGCTCACTTTGAGCAGCAAACTAATCAACAGATGAATGCTGTTGACAATGATTTGATGCGCGATGAGCACCCTGCAATGCCAATCTCTAACGAGAGAAAGACGCAGGTTTCATTTGGTCGAGGCAGAAAGTAGCCTCGTTTTGATTGTGTTTATTAATTAGGAGATTCCAAAATGGCAAATCAAGATGCCGCATTTGGCATGCGTCCAGCACGAATGATAGGGGGAGCACCCTACACTGGCGGACAAAGCCGATATAGAATCGCCGCTAACTATGGCACTGCTATATTCCAAGGGGATATGGTCATGCAAGTTACTGGTGGTACAGTAGAAGTTCACGCTGACGCAGGCACTGTGCCTATCGTTGGTGTATTTAACGGTTGCACCTATACCGATCCAACAACCAAGAAGACTGTATTCAGTAACTTCTATCCAGCAAGCACCAATGCTTCTGACTTAATTGCGTTCATCATTGATGATCCAATGGTTGTGTTTGAAATCCAAGCTACTATTGCGTTCCCGATTGCAGACTTGTTCGGCAACTTCGATATCGTTTATACGACAGCAGGAAGCACGGTAACTGGTATTTCTGGTGCTGAGTTACAGGTAACAGATGGCGGCACTGCCACTTCACTTGCTCTTAAGGCAATTGACATATCTGAAGATCCTGAAAACTCAGATGTAAGCGCAGCACATACCAATGTGTTGGTAACTATTCAAAACCACTTGTTCGGCGTTAAAGGCGCTGGTCTAGCTTAAGGGAGTTAATTCATGGCTATTTCAAGAGCACAATTAGCCAAAGAGCTAGAGCCTGGCCTCAATGCTTTATTTGGTATGGAATATGCGCGTTATGAAAACGAGCACGCTGAGATCTTTGAAACTGAATCTTCTGACCGAGCGTTTGAAGAAGAGGTTCTGATCGTAGGCTTTGGTAATGCACGGGACAAGTCTGAAGGTCAAGGTGTCGGTTACGACTCTGCGTCTGAAGGTTTCACCGCTCGTTACACACACGAAACTGTTGCACTGGCTTTCGCTTTGACGGAAGAAGCAGTAGAAGATAATTTGTATGACCGCCTTGGCGCACGTTATACAAAGGCTCTTGCACGCAGCATGGCACACACCAAGCAAGTTAAAGCTGCTAACGTCTTGAACAATGCGTTCAATTCTAGCTTTGCTGGCGGTGACGGTGTTGAGTTGATTGATGATGCACACCCCTTAGCTGGTGGTGGTACATTCTCAAATCGTCCTTCAGCGTACTCAGATTTGAACGAAACATCTCTAGAAGATGCTTTGATCAACATCTCTACGTTTGTTGATGATCGAAACATGATCTTGGCTCTGCAAGGAACCAAGCTTATTGTTCCACCTCAACTTCAGTTTGTTGCTGATCGTCTATTGGAAACACCAGGGCGTGTAGCTACAGCAGACAACGACATCAATGCTATTAGGAACATGGGACTGTTGCCACAAGGCTACGCAGTAAACCATTTCTTAACAGACACTGATGCTTGGTTTGTCTTGACTGACTGCCCAGATGGTCTAAAGCACTTTGAACGTAGCCCGATTTCAACTTCTATGGAAGGTGACTTCGACACAGGCAACGTGCGATACAAGGCTCGTGAACGCTACAGCTTCGGCTTTAGTAACCCACGCGCAGTGTTCGGATCGCAAGGTGCGTAATTGTTTCATGTGAAACAATAAAGGAAGGGGCATTTGTTGCCCCTTTTCTTTATGTGTGATATAAAAAGTTATTCCTGACAGGCGCATACCGTGCCTGACACTAGCCACGACAGGAGATCCTCATGGCGAATACAACCTTCAATGGTGCAGTCCGTTCCGAGAACGGTTTTAAAGTTATTTCTAAAAGCTCAACAACTGGTGCAGTTACTGACGTAGTCGATATTGCTTCTACTGGTATCGTAACCGCTAAGTATCTTAAGCACGTTGGGTACGCGACTGGTGTTACTGTAAACAGTACTGCTGGCGATAGCCCGACTATAGGTGAGTTTACTCAGCCTGCTAACACAATTATCACTGACATCAAGATTTTTTGTGATACCGCTCCTGTTATTGGAACAGGCGACATTGGTTATGAAGTTGGTACTTCTAGCTCTGGCGCACAAATCGTAGCGGCGGTGACTGATGAGATTCTTGATGGCGGCACCACTGTTGTTGTACACAATGTGACTTTGACTACTTTGGTTGTTCAGACTCAAAGCGGTACTACGGCTCCTGCTTCTGTTCAATACACAGACACTGCAAGAACTATCTTCTGCAACATCACTAATACAGTTGATGCTACAACAGCGGGATCGTTTACGTTCATCATTGAATACGTTCAGATAGCGTAATAGGGGATTGTTATGGCTGACGCAGTTACCTCTCAAACCATCCAAGATGGTGAACGAAAAGCTGTTTTAAAGTTTACAAACATTAGTGATGGCAGCGGCGAAGCCGCAGTCAAGAAAATTGATGTAAGCGCCCTTTCAGCTAACAGTGCTGGCGCAGCTTGCACTGAAGTCGCCGTAGCAAAAATTTGGTGGCAGTGTGTTGGCATGGGTGTTGAGCTTTTAAATGATGCTTCAACAGACACACTGATCATTGGTTTGTCGCCTGACTCAAACGGCTTTCATGATTACTCAGACTTCTCAGGCATTCCAAACGATGCTGGAGATGGAAAAACTGGCGATGTCATGTTCACAACTATTGGCGCAAGTAATACCGATACTTATACTGTCATTGTTGAAGTTCTAAAGAGTTATTAATGGCTACTTCAGGAAGTAGGGACTTTGAGCCAGATGTCGCGGAATACATTGAGGAAGCATTTGAAAGATGCGGTCTTGAATTCCGCACAGGCTACGATGGTGTAACAGCTAGGCGTTCGCTCAACCTGCTTTTTGCTGACTGGGCAAACAGAGGGCTAAACCAGTGGACGGTAACCAATACAGCAACAACCCTTACTCAGGGTGCTGAGTTTATTGAGTTATCTGGCAGCACCATTGATGTTCTTGATGTTGTCATTAGGCGAACTGATGGCACAACAACCACTGACATAAGCATGGATCAAATTGGTAGATCTGAGTATTGGAACCTTCCAAATAAATCTACCCAGTCTAGACCAACACAGTTCTTTTTAGACAAGCAAATAACACCCAAGCTTTACATTTGGCCTGCATCTGAAAATGCTACTGACCAGTTGATTATTAATCGACTTGTTCGCATAGAAGATGCTGACGCAAGCGTTAATACCGTAGGCGTGCCATTTAGATTCTACCCATGTCTAGCTGCTGGATTGGCGTATTACATTGCGCTTAAGAAAGCCCCAGACCGCGTACAGATGCTTAAGGGCTTGTATGACGAAGAGTTTGCCAGGGCTGCAGACCAAGATCAAAGTAGGGCTTCATTAACAATCTCACCTGGTCTTAGGTCTAGGATAGCGTAATGTCTTTTGCGTCTGGCAAATACGCTCTTGCCATCTGCGACAGGTGTGGCTTTGAGTACAAATACACTAGCTTAAAAAAAGAGTGGACTGGCTTTAGAGTTTGCAACGAGTGCTTTGAAGTAAAACATCCACAGCTTGAGCCTGTTAATCATATTGCTGATGCTGAAGCTTTGCAGCACCCAAGACCGGCAGTAAATTCGGCAGATGTTGCTGGTGCCGGTGTGGTTAGGACCATAGATGCAAACAAAGTCATGTCGGTAACTGATGACGTTATTGGTACAGAGTTTAGTCAGGATGCTTCTACAGGCGAAATTGGTACGGTAACGGTGGTTATAACATGAGTTTTACATTAGCGACATTGAAGTCAGCGGTACAAGATTACTGCGAAACTGCAGAAACTACCTTTGTATCTGACCTAGATATATTTATAAAAGAAGCTGAAGAGCGGATCTTAAAGAATGTAGAACTGCCTGTGTTTAGAAAAAACGTCACGGGTACTGCAACCACAAGCAACCCATACGTTTCTACGCCATCTGACTTCTTGGCTCCTTATAGCTTTGCTGTAATCTCAAGCAGCATATATTCGTACCCACTTCTTAAGCACGTTTCTTTTATAAGAGACTACACGCCAAACGCATCTACTACAGGCTTGCCAAAGTATTATGCATTGTTTGATGACACCACATTCTTGGTAGCGCCTACCCCTGACGCTGATTACACCATAGAATTACACTACAAGTTTAGGCCAGCATCACTAACCACAACTTCAGGGTCCGAAACCACTTGGCTTTCTGACAATGCACCAGATGCGCTTTTGTACGGTACACTTGTAGAAGCGGCAACCTTTCTAAAGGTTCCAGAAGAGATTGGCCAGTACGAGCAAAGATTTATTGCGGCTACCGCTGCGCTTAAGAAGCTTGGCGAAGGTTATGGCGCTCGTGATGAATTTAGATACGATATTTCTAGGGGATAACATTGGCATTTTTTGAAGCTCCAAAACTTGAGATTGGTAATGTATTAGTAACGACTACAACCAATAAAGGGCATGACCCTGAGTTTTGGGCGCAAACAATAGCTGACAGAGTTGTAAGCGTTGGCGGTAATTGTCATCCTGCTATTGCTCAACAAGCAGAAGAGTTTAAAGAGGCGGTTAAGGCTACGGCTTTACACTATATTAAAGAAGCAATTAAGAGCGATAGGACTACACTTACCGCTGAATTTGAACGTCAAGGTCATAAAGACATGGCTGATATAATTAGGAGGCTATAATGGCTATTAGCACTGCAATGTGTACTTCGTTTAAGGTTGAGATTTTAAAAGGTGTTCATAATTTCACCGCTGCGGGAGATCAGTATAAACTTGCGCTTTACACAAGCTCCGCAACATTGGGCGCAGCTACAACTGCTTACACAAGCTCTAATGAAGCCAGTGGTACAAACTACACTGCAAAGGGTGCGTTCTTAACGTCTATAACTCCAGTGGCTAGTGGTACAACTGCTCTTGCTGACTTTGCCGACCTTACATTTTCAAATGTAACAATCACTGCAAATGGGGCGTTAATTTACGGTGAAGCTTTATCTGGCGATCCTAGCGTATGCTCGTTGGCTTTTGGTGGAGATAAGACTTCTACCGCTGGTGACTTTACTATCCAGTTTCCTACCGCTGACGCATCCAACGCGATTATTCGCATCGCATAGGGCATAACGTGTGGCAGCTATTAGCGGATGGGGCAGAGGTACTTGGGGCGAAGCTGGATGGGGTGAAACAATCCCAGTCACTGTCACGGGTGTCGCAGGCACTTCGGCTATCGGGTCTGTCACAGTTTCGGCAGCGGCTGATGTTACCCCTACAGGCGTTGTCGGTACGGGCGCGGTCACTACAGTCACGGTTGATGCCGAAGCAAATGTTGCCGTCACGGGAGTTGTTGGCACGGGCGCGGTCACTACCGTCACTGTGGATGCTGCGGCTAATGTTTCGGTTACAGGCGTTGCGGGGACAGGTGCAATTGGCACAGTCATTCCCGTATCAAACAACACTCTGGCTGTCACAGGGGTACAAGGAGTCGGTGGAGTCGGTACGGTATCGACTACAGCCGATGCGAACGTTGACGTTATTGGCGTTAGTGGTACTGGCGCAAGTGGTCCGTCAAATGTATGGGGTCTTATCATCCCTGGTCAAACAACAACTTGGTCGGCTGTCTCAGACAGTCAAACGCCAAACTGGTCGGCTGTTTCAGACAGTCAGACTCCTAATTGGGAAGAGGTAGCATAAAATGGCAACTTACGTTAATGATTTACGCTTAAAAGAGATTGCCACTGGCGATGAAGCGGGTACTTGGGGAACGAGTACAAACACAAACCTAGAGCTTATTGCAGAGGCAATGGGTGTCGGTGCAGAAGCTGTAGCTGACGCTAGTACGCATACCATCACAATGGCAGACGGCGCGACTGACCAGTTTAGAAGCACCTTCTTACGCCTAACAGGTGGTGGTCAGGCTTGTACGGTAACACTGGCCCCCAATACGCTATCTCATACATGGATCATGCGTAACGAAACTGCTGCCGCTTTAACGCTTACACAAGGCTCTGGCGCAAACGTGGTTATTGCTGCTGGTCAAACTAAGATTGTAGCTACCGATGGTGCAGGATCAGGCGCAGTTGTCTATGAGATGGACGATCTTGAGTTAGCGGGTAATCTTATTGTTGCAGGAACTGTTGCAGCAGACATGACCTTTGCAGACGGTGCAGACATCATCACCGCGTCAGCAGGAACGTCTAACACCCGTATAGGTGTCAACGCAGGTAACAGCATTGAGTCTGGCGGCAACTACAACGTGGTCGTGGGCGATGAAGCAGGTACGGCTTTGACTACGGGTGATTCAAATACATTTGTAGGTTATGCCGCAGGAGATGCTACTACAACAGCGGGTAATAACACAGCAGTTGGTGGCTCGGCTTTAACAACAAACACCACGGGTGTTGATAACAACGCTTTTGGACAAGGAGCTTTGACTGCAAATACAACAGGTACAAATAATGTTGCTATGGGACGCTTGGCGGGAACTACAAACACAACTGGAGCTAATAATGTTGCGGTGGGACATGTAGCATTACGAATGAACACTACAGGTGCTTCAAACGTAGCTATAGGTTCTCTAGCTTTAGACGCAAACACCACCGCAGATAATAACACAGCAGTTGGTTACGCTGCTGGAACCGCAGTCACCACGGGAGAGCAGAACACTCTCCTCGGTGCTCTTGCAGGTGATGCCCTAACTGACGCAGATAAAAATATTGCTATTGGCTACAACGCACTAACGGCAGATACTTTGGGGTCAAGAAGTGTTGCTATTGGCGTAAGCGCTTTAGGAGCGCAAAACTTTACTACGGCAACCTCCACTTACAATGTTGGTGTTGGGCATAACGCAGGTGCTCTAATCACCACGGGAGTCCATAACACCTTGATTGGAGCCACTGCTGGTGATGCTCTTACTGCTGGGGGAAGCAATACCGTTTTAGGTAGGGATGCGCTTAGTGCAGACACTCTTGGAAGCAGAGCCGTTGCTATTGGTGAAGCAGCTTTACAATCACAAAACTTCACTACTGCGACTGAACACTACAATGTAGCTGTTGGCTACGCAGCAGGTGCGTCAGTCACCACGGGAACACTTAACACCTTAATTGGCGGTCTTGCAGGCGATGCTCTGACTGATGCAGACCGAAACACGGCTTTAGGGCGTTCAGCACTAACTACAGACACTCTTGGTTCAAGGTCAGTTGCGGTAGGCTATGGTGTTTTACAGGATCAAAATTTCACTACGGCTACGAATTCTTACAACACCGCTGTGGGATACGATGCAGGTGCGTCAGTCACCACGGGAACACTTAACACGTTCATTGGTGGTTTGGCAGGTGATGCTTTTACAGATGCTGATGCTAACATAGCAGTAGGTCATCAGAGTTTAACTTCAGATACTTTGGGTAGTCACTCAATTGGTATAGGATTTCAAGCATTAACAACTCAAAACTTTACTACGGCTACAAATGTTTACAACACCGCAGTTGGCTCTTTTGCAGGGAGGCTAATCACTACGGGCGTAGAAAATACTATTATTGGTGGCCTTGCAGGTGATGCTCTTACGGATGCTGATTACAATGTTGCTATGGGCAGTTCAGCATTGAGTTCAGATACTAAAGGGGGCAGTTCAACTGCTATTGGTTATCAAGCCTTATTGACTCAAAACTTCACTACGACTACAGACGCTTACAACGTGGCGGTTGGACGTAATGCAGGTGTATCAGTCACCACGGGCGTTAACAACACCCTAATCGGTGGTAAAGCTGGTGGCTCTATTACATCTGGCGCTAATAATTTATGCCTTGGTAAAGACGCAGGTCTTACAGGAAGTCCCGGCGGCAACATTACTACGCACAGTAATAATGTAATTCTTGGTGATGAAAATATTGCTGCTATTTATGCTCAAGTACAGACTATTTCAGCATCTGACGAGCGGGATAAAACTGACTTCACAGACCTAGACCTTGGCCTAGACTTTGTAAAAGCCCTAGCACCTGTTACCTATAAGTGGGACAAGCGATCTAAGTACGGCGATAAGGCTGCTGATGATTATGATTTATTAGCTCAAACTCCAGACGGTACTCACAAAGAAGATTGGTTGGACATTGGTTTTAAAGCACAAGAAGTTATAGCTCTTGAAGAAGCTGCTGGATATAAAATTTCTGACAAGACAAACCTTGTATCAAATCTAACTGAGGACGGTAAACAGTACGGGTTACAGTATGAAAATTTTGTACCAATCCTTGTCAAAGCCATCCAAGAACAAAGCGCACTAATCACAGCACTAACAGACCGTATAACGGCACTAGAAGGATAAACCAATGACCAGAGAAGCAGATCAAATCGCACAAGACTACTCAGCAATGCTAGGTAGCGTAAACGTAATTGAAAGCGTTCTGGATGCAAACAATGAGTTTGGCAACGACTTGACCAACACTGAAAAGCAGGAACGTATTCTGCGTAGCTGTGGTTATCTTGAGGCGATGGTGGGCTTAGATGATTGGGGTTCTGAGGATATGAGTACAGTCAACGCAGCCATAAAAACTGCAAACGCATACGACCCTGCTGCTTAATGTCTGAAATTCAGTACCGTATGATGCCGCTACCGTCATTGTTTTTGATGGAAACGACTGTGCCTGACCATATGGTTACAAGCATCAATGACTACTTAGATGAGTTAATGCACCAGAATGACCGTATTTCTGCTGCACATACTCTGGTAGGCCAGATCGGTAATGGCGAACAGCTTGTAATGGATCACGAAGATGGTCGTTTAGCAGAGTTTTCCCAGTTCTTAACGAGCATGGGTGCCGAGTACGTCAGTGCGTTTATGGCTAACACGGGTCAGCAATTAGATGGTAACCGTAACGTAGAAATGGATGAGCTTTGGTCAGTGCATTCTTATGCTGGCGATTACAATCCGATCCACGATCACGGCACCAAAACCATTATGGGCGTTAGCTGTACAACGTGGACTAAAGTACCAGAACAGATCCTAGCTCAACCTGCGGCGGGTAGTGAGTCATACAATTTATACAACGCCTCTGGCGCGTCTGACGGGTACATCTGTTTTAACTACGGGCAAAGTGCCACATGGGACAAAGAACGCCTTAAACCTACGCAGAACGTGGTTATGAAGCCCGAAGTAGGTAAGTTATTATTCTTTCCGAGTTGGCTGCAACACATGGTCTATCCCTTTCAAGGTGAAGGTGAGCGCCGTACCGTAGCAGCTAACTTAAACTGCTGGCCCGTGCAGCAAGAGCAACCACACTAAGGATTAACATGAGCGAAGAAAACACAGTAACAATCAATGACGAGCAGTATGACTTTGAAGGTCTGGCTGTAGAGACTCAGGCAAACATAGCCCGTGTAAACGAGTTACGCCGTGAAGTAGCTTCGCTACAGATGCAGATTAGTGAGCGCCAAGCATTGCTTCAAATGTACATTGCCGCGATTACTGAGTCTGTTAAGCCCGTAGAAGAATCTGAAGAAGAGGCAAGCTAATGGAATTAATTGAAGTTATAACAACTCTGACTACATTGTCGGTAATAGCCAGTGCCATTTGTGCTGCTACACCTACACCGAAAGATGATGCCTTCTTTGCTAAATGGATATACCCCGTAGTTGAAGCACTAGCTTTAAATATCGGTAAGGCCAAGGAATAGTGACGGCACAGCGACCTACGGTAAAAGATGCTCTCGCTGAGATTGGCGCACACGAAAGAGAATGCGCGATCAGATATGAAAACATTGAAAAGCGTTTGGAGTCTGGGTCTAAGAGGTTCGACAGGATCGAACACTTAATTTACGGTATTTACATTCTTGTTCTAGGGTCGGTTTTAGTGCCGATATTGCTATCTATGAGGTAGAAAATGATTGCAGAAATCTCCGCGATTGTGGCTGGGGTCAACATGGCGACATCCGCAATCAAAAAAGCAGCAAGTACAGCGGATGATTTAAGCACCATAGGAACCTTTCTCAGCAAGCTGGGTGGGGCTGAAGTAGAACTGGCTAAGGCTCAGAACGCTGGCGGTTTGTCAGAAGCTGACGCGGTTAAGGCTGCGCTGGCGCGTAAGCAAATTGCAGAGACAATGCAGGAAGTTAAAGACCTGTTTGTTATGAGCGGCAATGGTCATTTGTATCAGCAGTGTATGCAGGAAATGGCTAATGCTCGAAAGGCAAAGCAAGAAGAGTTAGCTAGGGCTACGGCAAAGAATAAAAAGTTCTGGAAAGATATGCGCCAGATTGGGATGCTTGTCTTGCTGGTTCTTGTCTTAGTACCCGCTGCTGTAGGCGCATTATTGGCTTATTTGACCCGATGATTATGGCGAGATCGGAAGAGCACACGTCTGAACTCCAGTCACAGTCAACAATCTCGTATGCCGTCTTCTGCTTGAAAAAAAAAATAAAAGATGAAAGAGAAAAAAAA